ATTGAAACGATTTTATTAACCCGTGTTCAACAAGCAATAAGAAATGACATCACCCGTCTATCTTACTTCGGTGACCAGTCTTCCAATAATCCAAACTTTGATTCTTTAGACGGATTTTGGACTGTTTACTACCCTCAGTTGGTTGCGGACGATTTAGTACCACGCGCTAACACGGGCTCAGGTACAAATCTTGCGGCTGGTGATGGATTTGCAATCCTTAGAGATGTTTATGACCAGGCGCCTTTACAGTTAAAAGGTTTGCCAGCTAACCAAAAGGTATTCAATGTAACTCAAAGTGTTTATTCTCAATTAAGAGAAGACATTGAAAACGGCGGTGGCGGTGACTACGGTCTATTGCAGTTAATTAACGGGGTTGAACAATTTACTTTTAGAGGCGTAACTGTTATACCTCAATTCCGTTGGGACGATATTGCAACGTCTTTAGGAACTACTAAACCTCACTATGTGGAATATACAACTCCACAAAACAAGGTACTTGCAACCGACGTTCTTTCACCTGAGACGGCTTTAGAACTTTGGTACGACCAAAAAGACGAAAAGGTATATATTAAGGCTCGTTTTAAAATGGGAGTTAATTATATTCACCCATCTTTAATCAGCTTAGGCTACTAAACCAAAAACATGAGTAGTATAACAAGCGGTTGGCTTAACCAATGTACAGATGGAACTTGCGCTGGTGGTATTGGAAAATTTTACATTGCCAATGCTAATCAGGTGACAAGTATTACCAACAATGCATCAGGAGCAACGACGGCGATAACAATGACCTCCTCAGCCGCCGTATTTTACGAGGTTGAATTTAGGGAAAATTCGGGATCGTTTACCGAAACCATAACTCAAGACCCAGACACTTTGTCTGTTGCGATTGAGCAAAGTTTAACAGGCATTATAAACTGTCGTGACCAAGAATTAAGAAATTTAATTCAAGATATGTCAGGGCAGGCTTGCGGTTTGGTTTGTGTACACGTTGAAAATACGGGGCTTTATTGGATTTGGGGCGCTGAGGTTATTGGAGCAAAAAAGAGACCAGTAAGACTTACAAGTGCTGAGGGTTTATCTGGTGCTTTGTTTACTGATTCAAATCAAGAGACATTGACGTTAACTTGCAGAACAACAGAAAAAGCAAGATTCATTGTTAATGGAGCAACTGTAATGAACGCGCTTGATTAAAATTTAAAGGCATGATAGTACGCGAAAAAAGTAAATTAATGATTTACGTTGGTGCAGACCCAACAGGAAAAGCGGGAATACTAAAGAAGGCTATCGGAAATTTTACACAGGCAGAATTAAGGGGTTGGTACAATACCAACCCCAAATCTGTTAGCCAACATGTTATTTTCACGCCTGAGAAAAAAACCTATGAGCCAAATAAAGAAGACGATACAAGCAGTTCCGAACAGGGCTAATAGAAATTTAAAAAGAAATAATAGTCCTTTATTGGCTTCGGTTACTTTAGATACTTCTAACACTATGTTAGTGGCAGAAGATATTTTCAATGAGCCAAGCCGCGAAAGACTTGACTTTACAGGGGCTAAATGGGTAAGATTTTTTACACAGAAAGATGACTTTCTTAAAAGTCTTATTGCCATTGTAAACAATTCCCCAACGCTTAGGCGTATCATTGAGGATAAAGTAAACATGGTTGTCGGTGACGGCTTTATCCCGATGAAAGGAAAATCTAATACCTTACTTACAACCTCAATGAAGAGTGAGGTAATAACGGACGATTCTTTAAATGAGATTGAAGAAGTTATTGGGCAGGTTAATCTACATTCCCAAAACTTGCAAGAAGTTCTTGGTTCATTGGCTTTTGATTACGATGCTTTTGGAAATTGCTTTGCAGAAATTGTAAGGGGCAAAGTTGGTAATGAACCATTTACTTATATTTATCATGTACCTGTTTACAATATTGGCATACGAAAAGCCGAAGCGGATCAGATTATACGTTCCGTTGGCATTTACGATAATTGGGAGGAGGTGCCGTTAACGACTGAAGGTACATATTACGAAAAAGAAGGATTTAGGGAAATACCAATTTATCCAGAGTTTAAGAAATTAGAAGACGGGACGGAACGGTCAATTATACACGTTAAGCAATACGCGGCTGGTTATTTCTACTTTGGTTTACCTGAATGGATTGGCGCTAAAATGTGGGCGGAGATTGAATATAGGATTCAGCGTTTTAATACAAGCAAGTTTGAAAACGGCTTCATGCCATCGGGAATATTACAATTCTTTGGTTCAATGACATCGGCGGAGGCAAAGAGCCTTGTTGAAGGCATTGAGGCAAAGTTTACAGGAATGGGAAATAACCACAAATTATTTGTTCAAGTTCTTAGGGATGAAAAATTAAAGGCAAATTTTATACCCACATCAAAAGAAAATGAAGGTGAATTTTTAAACCTTCAAAACCTTGCAGCCTCGGCGATTGTGGTTGCAAATCGTTGGAGTAAATCCTTAGCGGGTTTTGCAACGTCTGGGCAACTTGGAAGCAACCAGCAGATAAGGCAGGAAATGGAATACTTGCAAAATACGGTTATTAAGCCGCGTCAAAACTTGATGCTTTCAAAGATTATTAATCCTTTCTTAAAAGAAATTGGACTTTATAATCCAGCATTTACAGACGTTTCGTTTGGTATTTCAAACACTTTGCCCGTGTCTTTCATGGGAGATATAAATGTGGATGAAAACCTTTCAATTAATGAAAAAAGAGAAATATTGGGTTATGCACCCGTAGAAATAGAACAAACAACCCCAATAAATGAGCCAATTAATACAACCGAGTGAAGTAATAGCTGGAGGGGTTGCACGTCCAACGCCAGCCGATATAAGGCTTGATAAAACACTTATTAGCCCTCACATTCAAGATGCAGAGTTTCGTTGGATTGTTCCAGCTATTGGCTTAACGTTGTATGATGCAATGGTGGCGCAAAAGGGAACAAGTACCGCGTTTACCTCAGCGGTTTACCAACAGCTTTGGGATAAACAATTAAAATCATTTTGTGCCAACGCCGTTTTATATGAGGCAGCGCCGTACATGGTTATGCAACTTGGTTCAAATGGATTATATACCATAGATAATGAGTATGGTCAAAATGTCGGGGTTGAAGGATTAAAATTTTATCAAGATACTTTGTTGCAAAGGTTGGACGTAAAGAAAAAAAGAATTAAAGATTTCCTTTGTTCTTGCGCCACATCTTATGCGGCTTTTATTCCCAGTGCCATTGGTTGTCCTGAGGCAACTTGTTACGGTGACGAAGAGGAACAAATCTTAGATATTTATAACACAATGGGAATAGTCTTATGATAGAGAAACCAAAAAAAGAAAGACGTTTTTTAAAGACGTTGGGGAAAATAGGTGAGATTTTAATCCAGGAGGTTTTATTGAAAGTGGGTAGTAATTTGATTAAGAGGATTGGGGGTAAAAAAACATTGCCTTCAATTCTTTTTTTATTTATATCAATTTCCCTCTTTGCTCAATTTCCAAACACAGGAAATAAACAAAGATTAGGTTATCAAACGACCGCCGACGGGCTTATTTGGCGTGGTTCATTGAGCGATACAGCAGCCATTCAACCAACAACAAATCAAAATGCATGGTTAATTATTGATACGGTTAATTTAAAAATATATTCATTTGATTTTACTTCCAATGTTTGGAATCAATTACCATCGGGCTCAACAGTTGATACAACATCATTAAGTAATAGGATTAATTTAAAATTAAATATAAGCGATACGGCGGCAATGCTTTTGCCTTATTTTAGGGATGCAGATACATCCACTTTAAATCTTATATCCAGATTTGCACTAAAATTAAACATTTCTGACACTGCATCTATGTTGGCTAATTACGCATCAAAAGCCTACGCAGACACAAGCGGCAGATTTTACGCGCGTCAAGATTTTACAAATGTTTCTTCAAGTACTTTAACATGGACGCAAACAGATACTTTAGTTGTCGGTGGTACGGGAGTTGTGCAAGTTTACAGAAATGGTCAAATACTTTTACCGACTCAATATACTATACCAACTAAAACAACAGTTGTCATCGGTGAAACGGCTTATAAATTAGGTGAAAATTACACGGTGATTTTCCCACGTGGCGGTGGTGCAAGTGGTAGCGGTGGAAGTGGTTCTTTGACCTCAATTTCTGGAGGTACGGGAATTACTGTTAGTCCTAATCCTATCACAACCACGGGAACGGTATCGGCTGATACCTCATTTTTATTTACGCAGTCCGATACGTTAAGCCTTAACCTTACAAATAGATTTGCGACTAAATTAAACACAGCGGACACAGCATCATTATCAAATAGGATAAACGCAAAAGGTACGGGCACGGTTACAAGCGTAGGCTCAGGCTTCGGCTTGCTCGGTGGTGCAATCACCACGACGGGTACTTTGCGATTAGATACGTCAACCATTTACGCAAGGTTGCAAGATTCAATAAACGTTGCCATTGGTGGCGATACCATTAAGATTTTAAAACAAGAATATAAACCATCCTTAACAAGTGTTTTGACGTGGACAATTACGCCTAAATTTCCAATTCAATTAAAGGCTTATATTTTGGTGTTTAGGAATGGGCAACTTTTGAACAATGACCAATATAATTTAACGGACACAAATAAAATTACCATTGTTTCTACCTCGTTTAAAGTAGGAGCAAATTATACCGTTGCGACAGTCAGTGGAATTGGTTCGGTTGGTTCGGCTCAGGCAGGGAACCCTGTTTATCCTGAGGCAGGCATAGCCTTGTCAACTGGTTCAACTTGGGCTTCATCTATTCCCAATAATTCGGTTAATTGGAACACGGCGTACAATGACAAAGTA